AAACCGGATCTTATCTCCTTTGTTCACTTTTCCTTTTCCAACTCCAGTCCAAAAGGACCCGGGTTCAGAGCTCCCGCCACCCCACTAACACCGCTTTCCCCGAGGGTACTAACGGAAGGGGGTCAAGGTCGGCTCACCAGGTCCAACAGGGCGTCCAGGGGGGGGTCCCGGCCAGATTCATCTTGCGGTTCCCACCGGCTTACAGAGAGTCTAGACACCAGGTCCCTCCATCCAAACTAACCCATCTCTTTCCTTTGTCTTCAGCATTGATTTATATGGCGCGAGCTATCGCGCAGGCGAAGATCCCTCGGGAGTAAGTTCCAATGCCATCAGTATGGTTCGGGGTAAAGCACGGTATGACCGATTAAGACTCTACCTAGAATCGACGGAGGTTGAGGAACCCTGACAGAAGGGTGACGCTCTCTGAGTAGTTCGCGCTTTAAGACGAAGCGAGGATCATCGTCTTGCCACTCATTAAACGTTTCTTTTTGAGTTTGCAGGATCTGCGGGAAACGATCCTTCACCCAGTTATAGAGTTCTGTGGGCCATGTGTAAGCCCAAGCGACCCCCGAACGGGACAACCTCACGGTGGTCCAGGTCGACGCCGCCTTGCGCCGAGCAACGGCGCCGGAACGGTCAACTCTATCTCGGTCGACATAACTGAGATAACAGCTGGGAGGAGGGGCTTTACCCTCATGCTCCTCAACAAAATCCCTGGTCAGGTCTCGCGTCGCCCTTTCTACAAAGGTGCGAAACGGGGCCCGCGGCGGCAATCCGACGACTTGGGGTATCTGTCGTCGGTATCCTCTTCTCCATACGGGTAAAGGACCCATATCGAGCGCCGTGCGGAACCACTTGCGTTTTATCCATGAACGCCAAAGGTGTCCCGGGATCAGGTTTATCGTTATCGGCCGGACCGATATTTCGTAACGACACAAGTCATGGACGACGTATTCCAAAACGTCTCTCCGAAAACTTCCTATCCCATTAATGACCTGGGACAATAGGTCATTGGTATTCTCTTTGTCAAAATCCAAGAAAGACAGAACAGGTTTGGCCCACAGAAGATCCTTCGCAGAATCGTAACGCTGCGAATTCAAATCTGCAAAACGGGAACTCACCAAAGTCTTCTCTTCATTCACGACAAGGCCGTAATGGGAAGTGACTTCCCTCCACAGGGTGACAAAACGCTCATTGCTAGCGAACATAATGTCATCTCCATTAATACGGACCTTGCGACCACGTTCTCCCCCAAGGCATCGAAACTCAAAATCCCTACAGATGTCGTAAAGCGCCTTGTTCAAAAGGCACAAAAACGGAAACGAAAGAAGGTTGCCCATCATAGACCCACGCTTCACGGGGCGTGGGGTCTCTGGCTCAGACTTCTTCGTTAAGGGATGATGAACGAAACAAACATCCGTGAATGATTGTCGAAGAACTGTCCTTTCCTCTTCAGTGAGACCAGGGCTCTCACACACAACATCGCACACTGCCTGAACGGCCTCGACGTAAATGTTGTTCGTCGCGTTTTCGTAGTCACCCGATACTAACGACTCCCCTGGTCTCCTATCCGAGGAAATTTCCTGAAAGTCACTCTTTTGAACGGTACCTCTAACAAGCCAACCGAAGTCCGAAAGCCTGTCATAAAGACCGTCATGGACCCTCGTGAGGATCTTCTTGGTACTCGCGCACTGGCTGGTTACAGTGCGATGCTTTCCCTTTGTCTTAGCGACCGAGACACGTACTACGTTATGGGTGGTGACAGAACAATCACTACCCAACGTGCCTCCAGTTCTCCTGCTCTTTTCGCGGCAACCCTGTTGAACAGGGACGTACACCGCCTCTCTGTCAATTCTG